TTCCTGAAACAAACCCTACTGTAATTTAATACCCCCAAAATGCATTAAACACTTGTAATTAAACTATAATACTGCTAAATTGCAGCTATCCCAACACCGCTGCTGATTGCCCAATTACGGGTTAGAACTACCCCCCCCCCAAACCAAAAATCAAATGCTGGAGAACCATAATATGACTTTGTTCAACCCGTTTGGCGTAGACCGCTACCTGCATCCCCGCCGCTCTGGGATGATAGCCTATGGAAACATTTTTAGTGATTGGGTTCAGGGTGATACGCCAGCACCACAGATTACTAATGTGGGACTCCAAGAGGACCAAATGGGCATCCTGACGGGCAATCAAACTGAATTAGGTGAAGGCCAAGTAGCACTAGGTGAAGGCCAAGTAACTCTAGGCTCTGGTCAGGATGCCATAATAGCTGGGCAAGGTCTTCTTGGACAAGATAATGTCAGCTTGGATCTAGGCCAGCAGGGCATTATGAACCAGATTGGTAACCCCGGCGGTGTTGCCGGATACTATGAAGATAACATAGCAAATCAAAGTGTTGGACGTGTAGGTGATCCATATTATGACTCCGCTACAGGCTTGTATGCGGGACAGGCTGCAAACCAATTTAACACTAATCAAAAATTCACTGATTTGAACACACTGCTGGGCGAAAATACTAATGCGATAAATACTCGTTTTAATACGTTGGACACGAATCTGGGTACGCCCACCACCGGCATAATGGGAGATGTCGCAGGCCTTCAAAGTAGTGTCACAACAGGCTTCGGTGATCAGACCACGGGTTTCAACGATGTGAATACTCGGTTTGATACCGTGGACTCGGATCTGGGTACGTTACAAGGCGATGTGACCACAGGATTCGGCAATCAGACAACTGGATTCGCTGATGCACAAACTAATCGAATTGCGCTCAATGACGCTGCAATCTTAGACCGCACCACGAAGCAAACAGACAATTTAGCTGGTCAGACTTTAGCGGGTGGTAAGCTAGACGCTTTGAAAACTAACGCAGATATAGCTGACATTGCAATCTTACAAGGTCAGACTGATGCAGCAGGCGTCCGTGATGGCTTCGTATCAAACTTCGATAAATACATTGATAATTATACAGATAACGAAGCCCTCGCTGTGCAGGCCCGGTCAGACATCAAGCTTGCAGACACAAATCAAGCGGATGCAATTACAACCGCAGTTAATACCGCCGCAGGCAATCAGACCACCCAGTTGGACAACATTGGTCTGGGTATCGGTGCTAATAAGACCGCAGCACAAGGTTTGGCTGATGATCTGGCTACCGGATTCACATCTCGTTTCGATACGCAGGATTCTGGATTCCAACAACGTGGCCTCGATTTGACGGGGGCATTTGATGCGCAAGGCAAATTATTCGATGGCATGGACACGCAATTCACGACCACGGGCGATTTATTGGGCGGTCTGGCAACCGATTTCGATGATCAAGGTAAGTTGATCACAGACAGCGTCGATATAAATGGAAATACCGTCAAACGTGCATTTAACGATAATAGGGACATTGTCGTTAAAACGTTCAACGAGCAAGGCGGAATTCTGAACGAGAGGCAGATTAAGATAGAAGAGACTATGGGTACGGAGGGCACGACTATTCGGACGGCAATCGGGGAACAAGGCAATACGCTTATCCAAGAGTTTGACGCAACGGGTAAATTAATTGGTGAGAACCAAACAATTATAACTGCTGCGGTAGATGCTAGTGGCAAAGAAACCAGAACTAGTTTGGACCTCCAGGGGAACATGATCGTTGAGACGTTCGATGTGCAAGGTGAGTTGATCAGTAGCGAGAATTACACGGTTCAGCAGAGCATTGATGCGCAAGGAAACACGCTTACCAATCTCTTCGATACGCAAGGAACACTCATTACGAACACTGCCGATGCTGCACAAATCGTCCGAACCAGAGATGCAGCTAGAGCATTAGCTGATACCGAAGGACTGAGTGCGCAGGTCAAAGATCAGTTTGATCAAATCTCTGCAGCGTTTGATGACACTGGCAATTTGATCACTCAATCTGTGGATGCTCAAGGTTTCCTCACCCGCCGACAAATCGGGTCTCAGGGAGAACTGCTCCTCTCCACGTATGACGTGCAAGGCGCTCTGATGAGCGAGAGGGCAGTCGATATTCAGTCTGCCTTGGGCGAAATCCAAAACATGCAAAATATACAAGCCAACAATCGCAACAACGCCAGGATTAACAGCCTGTCGCCGTCAGGCTCACAGCTAGGCGGCTTCGCTAGTCCTTACGCAAATACAAGAAGTTAAAAATGCACCCACAAAAAATATCTATCAATGGTATCAACTTAATCAAGAAGTTTGAAGGGCTTCATCGTGTTCAAGACGATGGCATGATTAGCTCATATCGCTGCCCTGCTGGAAAATGGACGATTGGATTTGGCTCGTGCAAGGGCGTTCGATCTGGTATGAAGATCACAGTTAAAGAAGCTGAAGACCTGTTGATCAAAGACATTGAAGAGCATGGAAAAGCAGTTAAGCGTCATGTGAATGTTCCACTCACCCAATACCAATTCGACGCTCTCACATCTTGGGTCTTTAATATCGGGGCCGGGGCTAATTTCCAAAGCTCCACACTTCTTAAAAAGATAAACAAAGGTATGTACGATGAAGTCCCTGAACAATTAAACCGATGGAATAAAGCCCGTGTAGACGGCAAGTTAGTGCCGCTAAACGGCCTGACTCGCAGACGTGCCGCTGAAGCTGCTTTGTTCTCAAGCGATGCGGCGTTGCCCTCTGATGAGGGCGGGAGCGAGATGCCACAAAAAGTCTCTGCGGCTGCACCTAAAAAGCTTTCGCAAAGCAAAACTATGGCTGGTGCTGGCATTGCCGGAGCAGCCACAGCAATGAACGAAATCTCCGGGCAGCTGCAGGGGCTCTTGCCCTATGCTGATAGTTTGAAAGTGCTATTTCTAGTGTGCGCTATCGGCGGCATTGGCCTAGCGGCCTATGCCCGGTTCAAGGACCACCAGCAAGGAGTTCACTGATGTTCGTGTTTGGTAAAATCAAAACATACATAATAGCGACCTTGGCTCTTGCGTTACCTATTTTATACGCAATGGGCAGATTTCGTGGTGCAGCTAACGAAAAGAACAAAGTCCTCGAGGATGATTTAAAAGCTGCTCACAAGACAACCAACTTTTATAAAGCGATGGCCGAAGATGCAAAAGATCCTACTCTTAGTACCCGTGATGGCTTCCTTGATCGGGTGCGGAACGGTCTATAGGACCGACCTGGAGGTCTACTGCCCTCAGATTAAGCAGTACGATGTTCCTTTTTCCAACAAACTTTCAGACCAGCTAGCTGTATTGCCGCCACATTCTGGGGCGATTGAAACTGCTGTTAAAGATTATGTTCATCTCCGGGATCTTATTCGGAAATGCCACGAAGAAAAGGATAAGATCTAATGGGTTTGTGGAGCGAAACTGTAGGCCAAGGGAATAGTTTTGGGCAGAGTGTGGCTAATGTGCTAACGCCCAGAGATGGCTTATCCTATGAAAGAGGTGAGATAGTAGATAACGAGGAAGGCCGGGCCTTCGAAGATACTCTGCCAAACCGCCCTACCGACAACAACACAAGCAATGACAATGGTGCATCAAGCCAATCCGTAGCTGTAGTTCCCGCTGCAGAAGAGGCAGGTAATCCTCTAGATTCTGATGCCATCCTGGAGATGGCAAAAATAGCGGGTCTGATTACCTCCCAAGCGGATATGGAAGCTATAATAGCTGACCCAAATGCGTTTTTGAGCGATCGAAACATGACCCTAGCGGACCTCGTACCCGTTGTGGATGGCGATGCTGAGGGGACCAATTTGGATCCCTACAACCCGGCGTATGGTTTGGGCCCGGATCCTACGGTAGTTGCCGATACGGTAGACGGTATTCAAAGTGTTGATCAAGCTGTGAATCCCGGCGCGGAAACATACGTTGCTGACACAGTATCAAACCTGTTGACCGATGAAACTAAAGTTAATGCAGCAACTGGCACAGTTGATGCTGATAACCTGGTCAACGCAAGCGATATAGAGATTGATATCGCCGCTGAGAATAATGGGACAGGGGTCCTGGGCAATGCGCTGGAAGAATTTGCCTCACAGAACATCTCCACAATAATTGATACTACCACACCCGCCGGAAAGGCTTTGGCTGAGCGGCTGGGCGAGGGAAACTACCTTGATCACAAGACCACGATACTAGGTCAGATGGAGATTATATCTAACGAATTCAAGGATTCGAACGGTATGCCAAAAGTGCCAATTTGGGCACAAAAAATGGTCAGGGATGTTCAGAGGACAATCGCTTTTTCTGGTATTTCCGGCACCGCTGCTACCGCAGCTTACGCCAACGCAGTTATGGAAGCCACCTTGGGGGTGGCTGAAAAGGAAGCTAAATTCTTTCAGACAATTACAGTCGAAAACCTTGATAACCGCCAAGAAGCCATAATAAACAAAGCGAAGGTTCTGGCTAACTTTGAACTGGGTAACCTAAGCACTCGAGAAGCTGCGGCGGTTTCCAATGCCAAAGCGTTCCTTGAGATGGATCTCAAGAATTTGGACAATGAACAGCAAGCTGAAGTCATAGATAAACAGGCGATTGTTCAAGCGTTATTTGAGGACCAGAAAGCTATCAACGCAGAACGCTTGTTCACTGCAGAAGAGGCGAATGACCTAACTAAGTTCTACGATGAACTAAACGCTTCGATTGATCGGCACAACTCGACTGAAATCAACACGCTGAAAAGGTTTAACGTCCAGGAAACGAATGACGCTTCTGAGTTCAACGCTGAGATGAGCGATATCCGAGACCAATTTTATTCTACGATGCAATATAATATCGATGTGAGTAATGCCAAATGGCGTCAGACTGTTGAGAAGACTAATACTAAAATGGATTTCGAGGCTGCAAGCGCTGATGTTAAGAACAGCTTAGACATTTCGCAGGAAGCCCAGAACCGTCTTTGGGACAGCGTAGACAGTCTGTTGGATTATATTTTCAAAGGTGTAGATAACGAGGCCAACAGGGACGCTACAGTGCTTGCGGCACAGCTT